ATCGTTGCCGCAAGAAACCCCTCTGGCTGAACCTCCAAGCAGTATTGCATGGCAGGTTAGTCTTGGGGCTAATTCATGCAATGGGGAGACAAATTCTATTAGCGGAATCATCGATTCTCCAGCATGCGAATTTAATTTTTTTAATGAAAAATGCCTTGTATCTTATACTCCGGCTCAAGATTGGCTATGTGTATATTTATCTGGGCCGCAAAACTGCCATGAACTTTTTGGTTATTCAGTTAGCGGAAGTGTTGTAATTGGGAAATTCAAAAAAATAACAGAACCTCCTAACCCTTATGACGACGCTTATCACGGTATACCAGGGAGGCAATTTCTGGAGCCGGATGAAACTGCTGAATGTGCGTATTGGCTTTCAATACGAGTTGCCACCGCCGACTCACAGGACGGAGGCGAAATATTTATTGATAATAGAACTGGGATCACAGGGCCAATCCTCCCAATAAATATCTTTGGCACGCATTCCATTCAAACTCTAGCAGCCGTTTACAATGTATGGCGTCCTAGCGACGCTCCCCCTCAAAATACTTTTTCATATAAAAGAGAAATATCATCGCAAATAATATTCTCATGACCTGCCCACACGCCACGCCTGTATCCGGCCAGGTGAACACCTGCGCCCTCGGCCTGCACGGCGGACGCCCCAGTAAAGGCACATGCGCCCTTTGCATGGATCGCGGCGAGAACACGCCCGAGCACGCCGCGCAGGTCAAATCCAATCCACCAGCCCTCCCGCAACAAGCCGCCAGCCTGGGCAAATCCCTCCTCAACTGGACATCCAGCGGCTTCACCGCCACACCGCCAGACATCCTCGCCGCCCGCGAAGCCACCTGCCGCGCCTGCCCGGAGTGGGACTCCGCCGCGATGGGAGGCAGCGGCCGCTGCCGGATTTGCAAGTGCAGCACCTGGGCGAAGCTCCGCATGGCCACCGAACGCTGCCCGCTCGGCAAGTGGGAGGCTGTGCCGCTCCGCCCCGCTCCTGATGCGGTGATTTGACACCCTGCCGCGTCGTAGCGGCATGAAACTTTTCATCGACATCTCGACCCGGCGCTTCGTCAAGAGCGCGGCATCCTCCGCCGCGCTGCCGACGCTGGTCTTGAAACGCCGCGACCTCATGCCGGTGGAGGTCATCTTCGTGCAGCGCGGAGCCGCCGTCGCCACGCCACCGGGCACCACCAGCCGCGTTGCGCTCAAAAGCAAATTTTCAGACACCAATTTCCTCGCCGTTGCTGACAGCGGCACGCTCGACCTCTACACCACCGCCGTCGAAGACCTATTTCCCGGCAGCACTGCCAGCGCCGACGCACTTCTTGAGGTGCGCTACACCCGCACAGGCGAGGCGACCCGCACGGCCACGCTCCAGGTAGAAATTCAGAACAGCGTTATCTTGGGCAACGAAGGCACGCCTTCCGTAGTTCCAGACGGAAAGGCGACCCAAGCCGAAGCTACCGCAGGCACCTCGAATGAAAAGTGGATGACGCCGCTGCGCACGGCGCAAGCCATCGCGGTGCTTGCGCCGCCGCCGACCTGGGCAAGCGTGCTGAACAAGCCCGCCACCTTCCCGGCGACTGCCCACACGCACCTTAAGAGCGAGATCACCGGCCTCGATGCCGACCTCGCCTCCCTTGCATCCGCAGACACCGCCCTCGGGCAGCGCATAGATTTCCTCGCCGCGAATCTGGACCCAGCCTCGCTCGACTCCATCGCCGAAGCCGCCGCATCAATCGGCAGCTTGCAGACTCAGATCAACGGCAAAGCCGACACCGTCCACACCCACACAGCTTCGCAAATCACCGACTTTGCCAATGCCGTCGTCGCTGTCTCGCCGCCTGTCGATTGGTCAAGCCTCACTGGCAAGCCAGCAACCTTTCCGCCAAGCACCCACACGCATCCAGCGACAGCCATCACCGGCCTCTCGGATTTCATCGTGGCGTCTGCCCCCGGCCTTAGCATTACAACGACCACGCACACAGCCGACGGCCTCACCGACACCTACTCAGTCGGCGGCCTCGCAAGCTCCGATCCCTCTGCCGTGCTCGTCTCCCTCAACGGCGTCACGCAAAACCCAGCCACTGATTACACGGTCAACCTAGCCAGCGGCACGATCATTTTCGACGACTATCCAGCGGCCGGACAGCAGATCGTCTTCACCGCCCTCGGCCTTCGCAGCGTTCAACGCCCGATCGACCCGACCCTCTACATCTACGCATTCGACCAAAGCTCAAACGGCCTCACCACCTACAGCGGCCGCCTGCTCAACGCCAACCGCCCCGCCGCGCCAGCCCTGCCCGAGACAGCCACAAGCTGGACCATCCGCCGCTCGACACTCAACGCCGCCGGGCGCGTGCTCAGCAACGCCACAGCCACAGGCTCATGGCTCAACCGGGAGACCTTGTCCTACGCATGACAACGATCACCGAATCCAACATCTCCCAGCAGCTCGATCTCTCAAATTTCACGCTCGTCTTGCCCGAAGAGACGAACGCCATCGTCGAGTATCCGAACCGAGAAGCCTTCCCGAGCACTGGCCGCGCCAAGCGCATGTATGTCGCACTCGATACCGGCCTGCCTTGGCGCTGGAGCGAAGCCGCGAGCAGCTACGCACTCCTCCTGCCGGTCATCGATGCCGGAACTTTTTGACAATTTCCCCAAGAACGAACCCAACAACCAACACCCAAACCAACTAAAAAATTCAAATGAGCAATCCTATTTTGAGAATCAAGCGCGGCTCCGGTTCGCCAGTTTCCCTGACCACAGGCGAGCTGGCAATGGACCTGCAAAACAAGTCACTTTTCATCGGCACAGCCAACGGCCCACTCGCAATCGCGGGCGAGCACATCTTCGCAAAGAAGACCTATGCTGACGACGCCGTAGCAGCCGAGGCCTCGCTTCGCTCCGCAGCGGATTCGACCCTCACAACGAACCTCAACAACGAGATCAGCCGCGCCACTGCTGCCGAAGGAGTCATCGCCGCAGGCCTCGCTCAAGAGCTTCTCGACCGTGCCGCCGCTGTTTCGGCAGAGGCCGCTTCGCGCGTTTCCGGCGACTCCGCTCTCGACGCGAAAATCCTGACTGAGAAAGGCCGCATCGACGCAATTCTTTCTGCATCAAGCGCTGATGCCGATAATTTCAAAGAAATCGTCGACCTCATCAACAGCGTCGATCTCACGAACGACAACGCCCTGGCATCCGCCATCTCCTCGATCAACACCGCGATCGCCGCCGAAGAGACCGCCCGCACCTCCGGCGACTCCAGCCTCCAAGGCAACATCGACACCGTCTCGAGCGACCTCAGCGCCCTGACCACCCGCGTCAGCGCCGCCGAGCAAGACATCCTGGACGAAGAGTCCGCCCGCATCGCCGCGATCTCTGCGGAAGCCGCTTCCCGCGCTTCCGACGTGTCCGGCCTCGAAGCCGACATCGCCCTCGTCCAGACCAACCTGGACGCAGAGAGCTCGACCCGTTCGACAGCCGATACCTCGTTGAGCAACCGCATCACGACCTTGGAGAACGCCAGCGCCGACAGCCGCCTGAGCGCAGTCGAAGCCGATGTGGCCGACCACGAACTTCGCATCTCCGCGATGGAGAGCGTCATCGATGGAGGCAGCTACTAGTCCCTAAAGCAACCACTCCCCGGCGGGGCGCTCCATAGCGCCTCGCCAAGCGGGGGAGTTTAAAAAAATCCGCCGAATAAATCCGCCACATGGCAAACCCACAAATCATCCCAAAACGCAGCACGGTCACCGGGCGCATCCCGAGCACGACCGACCTCGCCCTCGGCGAGATTTGCGTGAACCACGCCGACCGCCGCCTCTACACGCGCAACCCCTCCACAGGCGAAGTCTACAAATTGGCCGGAACCAAAGACGCCCCCGACCGCGTCTGGGCCTTCGACATTTCGAGCGACGGCACCACCACCTACCTCGGCTTCCTCCTGTATTCAGAATTTCCCAACACCGGCTCGGTGTATGACAGCCCGAACTGGGAAATCTCCCGCACCATTTTCAACTCCGCAGGCACAACCTCCCAAGAAGCCTCGGCCACCGGAGCGTGGTCGAACAAAACAAACCTCCAATTTTCTTAACCCAAAAAATCCAAACACCATGAACGCTACAGCCTCAATCGAAATCAACGGCAAACAATACCCGAAATATTCTTTAGACCTCTCCATATCGGGCCGATACTTAGCCGACGGTTCCAGCGATGCATCCATCGCAGCCCGTTTCATCCCTACTCGATTAGTCGAAGACGGCGAGCCAGAGCAGGCGCAGGAGCATTCCGTGAACCTCGCCCTCGGTAGCCTCTCCGGCTCCGACGAACCCACACTCACTGCCGTCGCTGAGATCAGCGCGGCACTCCAAAAATTCATCACCTCGAAAGGACTCTAAGTCATGGCACTCATTCTATCTGCTGCGAGCGGCAATTTTAACGCAGGCGCAACATGGGTGGGCGGCGTCGTGCCAACCATTGGCGACGAAGCCCAAGCGGCAAACGGCCACACCGTCACCATTACCGCCAACACAACCTGCGACATGGTTAGCAATGCAGGGACAGGGAAATTCGTCATAAATAGCGGCGTCACTCTTACTGCAAATGTGCAACACAAGGGGTCAACAGCCAACACGGGCTGCATTGAGTATTCTGGAACAGGAGCCAGCCCACGGATCGTTGGTAACTTGACTGGTGGCACAGCCTATTTACGCGCTGCTGTCTTAAATGCCGGTTCTGGCTCGATTGAAATCCAAGGAAATTGTGTTGGGGGAGCTGACGCTCCAGCCGTGTTGAACAACCCCGCCTCAGGCGCTGGGACAATTACTATTTCGGGAAATTTGACCGGGGGGACAGCAGGAAATGGGCATGCTGTGTTGAATACTCTAAACGGCTCGATTATTGTCACATCCGGCAATGTAATTGGCGGTGCTGTCTCAGCTATCAACAATTTAGCAGGCGGCTCTGTCACAGTAAATGGCAATGTCACTGGAGGCACAGCAGCAGGCTCTGCTGGGGTGCGGAACAGCGCTGGTGCGACAGCCGTCACCATCACCGGAACATGCACAGGAGGAACTAACGCAACAGCAAGCGGCATCATCAATGTCTTAACCGGAAGCGTCACGCTGAACGGAAACTCTATCGGCGGCACTGGAACAAGCGCAGGGCCGGGAGTTCAAAACTCCTCAACCGGAAATGTGTTTGTAACCCGCGCAGTCGGGAATGGCTTTGGCCCCGGCTCGACCGGCATCAGCGCAGCAGTCGGTGTGGCCAACGCTGGACTCGGCATTGTTGAAATCCAAGCACTTGAATATGGCACACGCGGCCAATCGCCCACCAGCGGCACTGGAATCCGGCTCAAGAAAGCCAACAGCAATGTCGCCGTCTTTAATTTCTGCGACACAGCAGGCGCGAAGACTCTCATCGACGCCACCACTAACGCAGCCATGCCAGCCGCCAGCGATGTGCGCAGCGGCGTGAGCTACGCATCGGGAGCACTAACAGGCTCATGCGCCGTGCCTGCCGCATCATCGGTGGCGTTTGGTGTGCCAGTGGACAACACTTCCGGCACAGCAGTGCTAACGCCAGCCGCGATCCGAGCGGAACTGGCTACCGAGCTTGGACGCATCGACCAAGCTATCTCCAGCCGCCTCGCCGCCGTAGATTTCGTCGCGCCAGCCAACTCGGACATCTCCGCGATCAAGAGCAAAACCGACAACCTCCCGGCATCGCCCGCAGCGGTCTCCGACATCCCCACCACCGCGCAGATCAGCGCCGCCGTGGAAGGCTCGCTCCTCAACGAAGGCGACGGCCAAGCCGTGCTCAACGCAATCGTGGGAGCGATCGGCAACCAGAACCTCTCGGAAGTCTCGCTTGTCGCAGCCATCCGCAGCGACCTCGAGCGCACCGGAGGTAAGATCGACAGCATCCCGACAACAGCCGCTCCGACAGCCGCTCAGAACGCCAGTGCAGTTTGGGGAGCTGCAACTCGCAGCGTAACCGGCGGAACGGTGGACACGCTCACCAACGCACCCGCCAGTGTCACGCCGAGCGACATCTGGAGCCACTCCACGCGCACGCTCACCAGCGCAAGCGGCCCGACAGCCGCCCAGATTCGACAGGAGATGGACAGCAACTCGACCCAGCTCTCAGCCATCAAGGCAAAGACCGACAACTTGCCGTCCGATCCCGCCGACCAAAGCCTCCTCGAGGCCGCCATCGCCGGAGTCACGGCACCGACCGCCGGACAAGTGGCCAGCCAAGTGCGAACCGAGCTATCCGCTGAACTCACTAAAGTAGCAGCCCTCAACACCGAGCGCCTCGCCAATGTGGCCACCACGGCCATAGTGGGGAATCTCATCGCCCAGGCGAACAGCTAATGAGCGTCGAGACACTCAACAAAACTATCGACCTCGTCCTGAAACTTTCTGCGCCGATTGGAGTTTGCGTGATGCTTTACCTCCAAACGCAGTTCGTGACGCGCCCAGAGTTCCAAAAGGTCTCTGAGCGCGCCGACGCGCGCCTCACCAAGATCGAAGAAGTCTTGATTAGGATGGAAAGCGCCGCTGAGGTAGACCGCCGCCACGACACAATTCTGGCAGACCACGAGGGCAGACTGAGAGCCATTGAGCGCAATCAATGACTTGGGACATCCCAGCCATGGTCCGCACCGGCCTCGAGATCATCGACAAGGTCGTGCCGGACACCGAAGCGAAGCGCAAAGCGCAAGAAGCCTGGCAGCTTCGCGTCCTGGAAATCGCCGCACAGGAAGCCACCCAGCAAAGCCAGACCAACACCGCCGAAGCCGCCCACGCCTCCCTCTTCGTCTCCGGGTGGCGACCCGCCGTAGGCTGGGTATGTGCCGCCTCCTTCGCATGGGTCTGCGTAGGCCAGCCGCTCTTCTCGTGGACCTATGTGCTCCTCACAAAACAACCCGCTCCAGTCATAGCCCTCCCGACCGAAATGTTGATGACAACCCTCTTGGGAATGCTCGGATTAGGAACCCTCCGAACCCTCGAAAAAATCAGAGGAGTAAACGCCAAATGAAACCCGGCCACATCGCCCTTGGGCTCATCCTAATCTCATTCGGATTCGCCATGCTCGCCTTCCTCCTTCGCCCATGAAACTCGACGACCGCAGCGAGCGCAACCTGGCAACACTCCACCCCGACCTGCACCAGCGCGCCTCCACATTCGTCGCCGCCGCCAAGAACCTCGCCGCCCAGCGCAACCTCGATGTGAAATGCATCTGCGGCCTCCGATCCTACGACGAGCAGGCCGCCCTCTACGCCAAAGGCCGCACAGCCCCCGGCAAGATCGTCACCAAGGCTCCAGCAGGCCACAGCATGCACAATTTCGGCCTCGCAATCGATCTCGGCGTCTTCAGCAAAGACGGCAAAACCTACCACGGAGATCACGCACTCTACCGCGAACTTGGCCCACTAGGCGAAAGCCTCGGCTTCGAGTGGGGCGGCCGTTGGAAATTCGTCGACGAGCCGCACTACCAATTCCGCCCGCCGTGGAGCGCCAACATGACCGAACGCGAACTCCTCGCCAGCCTCCGCCAGCGCGTGGCCGACCGCATCGACATCCTGGCATGAGCAATCCACCCGCCCGCACCGAGATCCCCAGCAGCGAATTGCTCGCGCTGATTTCAAACTGGAAGCAGATCGCTCAAAGGAAATTCATTGATGCCGGGAAAGCCTCCGGCATGGAGGCTCGATTCATTGAGCACGGAGCCATGTGCTATTTTAACGCCGCTAACGAACTGGAGGAACTCCTAAAGCTGCACCAAGCTGCCGCTGAGCCTCTGCCTTGAGAAATTCAAAGACGATAGAAAATGTCCATGAAATGCCGGGCTTCAAGAACTTCTCCTTGGCTTTGCTCCAGATCGTATCGTCCCTGGCTGCATCAAGAAAATCGTGTCCCTGCCAAGTGAGCCGAAGAATCATGGCTGTATTCGGGAGAGTCGGTGGTGAAAAGCGTCCCTCAATGAGCCCCGCATCAGACAGCAGCACCGCATTGTATATCTCCTCTGGGGTTTCGCACCGGAAGGCTCGCTGCTGGCTTCTGCTTTAAGCAGAATGCTGCGGATCGTCTCAAGGTCTCGTTTCATGACAAAGCGACATATCTAAAAAAAATCACGCCACGGGAGCAATAAAGTGGGAATGCGGCGGAAGCGCGGGTCGCGCTCTGGTCAGACAAGTCTCCAGCTCTGGAACCGCATAGAAGCAGGGCCTCCCGTGGTTTTTACTGCTCGTAGCGGCAGTTCAGATCCGTGACGGAATCCGCGATGTCGGCCAGCAAGATCGAGGCTTCTTTATAAACTCGCCCGGCTACGATTAAAAAAATCGAAACAACCAAAGTCGAAAGCACGATCGGCAAAAACAAGGTTCCTTTTGCGGTGAGCGCGCCTACCACAATAGACAACGCTGATAGCATGAAGGCTAAAGTGTAAAGCCCAAGCGCGACTAAATTGGCAAGGCGACGAATCCACGGATACGCGCTCTGGGAGCGGATGCGCAGGAGATATTGTTGTTTTTGTTCGTTCATAAAAAAGGGGCTTTTATTCCATGTGCTGCGTTAAGTCATGCACTTCCGCTACCCAACCTGGTGGGAGTTGCCCGTCGTAGCTGTTGAGGACGAACCATCGAAACTCTTCGATGGCCTGATAGTCTTGACACCAGCACGCTCTGCCGCCTTCGTCGCTGCGGCAGTCTGGTATTTTCCCTGAGTCTTGTCCTGTGGCAAGTCAACGCTCTCGGGGGTCTCTGCGGCCATGAGTGTGGGCATATTGTTTTGCCACAAATCCTGCTCTACAAGCCACCTCATATGGGCTGCAAGGCTTCGGTGCTCTGACTTGGCACGCTTTTTGATTTGTTCAACAAGGGTTGGATTGGCCCGAAAGCCTACAAATTTTTCTTCTGCGCTCATATGTTAAAAATAATTTAACAGGCGCACTCAAATCGCAAATTTTATTTATCAAAAGCAAATGCTTTGAAAAATAAATTCGCCCGCAGATCGTTTGTCCATGCGGGTGTCAAGTGAAAAAAACAATTTTCTTAGGTGTTCACCCCATAGAATGAAAATTTTTGATTGCAAAGTGAGCACACTTTGAAAATAAAGTGTGCTCACATGAGCGACAAAAACGAAACCAATCCGTTCATAGGATTTCGAATTCCACCCGAACTTCACGAGCAAGCGCTCCAAAGAATCGAAGGAACTTACAGCAGCCTTTCTGAATACCTCCGTGACCTCGTTCGCCGCGACACAGCCTCGCTGCGCGACGATACGGCGGATAGCAGCAGCCCCGCCTAACCCAAAAAAAACGAGAAACAATGAACGAGAAAACCTCCAAACAATCCCCTGAGTTCAGTAATACTGAACACAGGTCTCATAACTATGGCGTCGGTAATGCCGACACCCTTGGTCATTCACTCCCGCTCTTGCAGCGCGGAGGAAATGGAGCTGAGCCCGTCACGGAGGGCCATGCCGACAAACTCAATGGCTCCTGGGGCGTGTTGGTTGCCATTTCCCAGGCTGCGCAAGGCGCTGGCCACGTCCTTCAAAGAATCCGCGATGGCTTGGGCGGAGTCTTTATTGCTCTTGGCAAGGTTATCGAGGGCCGTGATGAGAGGATCGCTGGTGGGCATAGGGTGGGCGATGTCATCACCTACCGCCCAGTAGGTCAAGCCTCGTCACTGCAAGCGCGCATCGTGCGGATCGTGGGCGAAGCGGCCAAGCTCAGCAACGGGGCCGTGGTGTCTGCCGACCGCATCCGGGAAAGGGGGCTGGCATGAAAGGCGAAATCCAGACATTTGATTTCAAGAGCACGCCTGTTCGAGCCATGGATCGCGCGGGGCAAACATGGTTCGTCGCCGCCGATGTCTGCCGTGCTTTGGATATTTCAAACCACCGCGATGCTGTGCAAGGGCTCGAAGATGATGAAAAGGGTGTCGCTATTGCCGACACCCTTGGCGGGGCTCAAAAGATTCAGACGATTTCCGAGTCCGGCCTGTATGCCTTAATCTTCAAATCCCGCAAGCCGGAGGCGAAGGCTTTCCGTAAGTGGGTGACTGGCGAGGTGCTGCCAGCGATCCGGCGCACGGGCGGGTATGCGGTGCTCACCGGCATCGGCCGCATCCAGCAGGTGCTGGAACTGGCGATCTGCGATCTCTACGAGGGCCGCATGTCGGTGGAGAAGGCCACGGCCATGGCAGGGCTCGTGGGCCAATACTACCGCAATGGCTGGAAGCTGGGCCAAGCCACCGAGACCACCCAAGCGCTCGAGGTGCTGGACGGGGAGCACAAGGAATTTTCCGCTCTCGTGGCCGCACTCTGGAGCCGCGACCAGGACAAGGAGTGGAGCAGCCTGGAGATGCGGCAAGTGGCCGTGGCCGAGGGCCTCTTCTCCACATGGCTCAAGACCAAGACGATCCTGAGCCCCTCCATCGCCTCCCGCTTCGGCCTGCTCTGTGACCGGCAGTGCAGCAAGGCCTTCGACGGCATCCTTTTTCAACGCCACGGCAAGAACCGCTCCCGCGTCTTCACTCTCACCCAACTCGCTCAACCCGAATGAAACACCCCCGCCTCTACCTCTGCGAGGGCCTCGACCCTGTGCGCGGCCAGATCCGCACCCTCCTGCGGTGCGCTGGCTTCAGCTCCGCAAAGACCCGCTTTTTCCTCCAGCACGGCATTCCAGCCATCCACATCTCACTTCTCAACCTATGATCGACCTCAACGACCCCGCAGCCGTATGCCGCTCGCTCGGCTATTTCATCCAATACCTCACCACTGTGCTGCCGCTCCTCGGCCTCGCATGGGCAACCTGGAGGCTCGCCCGATGAGATATTGGATCATCGAAACCGATTCGGGTGACGCAAAAATGAAGGAAGTTCGTGGGCCATTCGAGACCAGGGCCGCTGCCGAGGCGCATATCCGACGCGATTTTGAGGAGGTCTGGAATATGTGCGACATCCCTCTGGCTGACCGAGACGACGATTGGTCAGGAAGTTGGTTAATCGTTCAAATGTTGGCCGAGGTGCGTCCTGTAGGCCGAAACAAGCTCACGGTGAACCTCCAAGCAAAAAAGGAGGCCTCCAAATGAGCGCCGGTCTCGCCCTGTGCATTGCGGCCATCACGCTGGGCTCCTGCATCGCCTGCTACTACCTCGGACGCGAGAGCATGCACTCCGACATCCGAGACCACCAAGAACGCCGCCGCCGCTGGCAGGAATGGGAGGACCAAGACTAATGAACCTCATCGACCTGCCCGAGTGCCAGCAAGGCACCCTCTGCAACATCTGTGGCGATGGCGACGGTCACACACTGGCCGATCTGCAAGACCGCGATCTCGGCCCGCTCTGCCACGAGTGCTTCGCCCACGCCCTGCGCGCCACCGTGGCACTCCGCTGGGCCGCCGCCACCACACAGCCACCCACTGAAAACTAAAAACTTTATGACTCTTTCCGCCCACCTCGCCGCCGCCCGCCGTCACCTCGCCGCCGTGGACCGCCTCGCCCGCAGGCCATCCACCCCGCCGAAACGCGAAACATGGCCCCCGCAGCCCCCCGCCGGCGACCGCTGGTGCACACCGGAGGAAGTGGCTGAGGCGTGTGCCGAGTTGCGCAAGCAGCTCAGGGATTAACCACAGAGGACACAGAGAGCACGGAGGAGGAGGGAATGAAGCCCACGCCGCAAGAACTCGAGCAGGAAGCCCTGCTCAAAAACTGGCTCGACGGCCTCGAGCCGCTCAAGCGCGAGGAGGTATCTGCCGCCCTCGAGCCCGTCGCCGCTCTGCCCACGGTGGAGGAGGAGTATCTGGAGACATTCCCCGACCCCGATGCCTTCGATGTGGACAAGCCCGAGTGGATCCTCGCCGAAAATCTGAACCTCGGCCTCGAGGAGGCGACCCGCGTGCTGGAATGGCACCAAGTCGCCGTGGCCCGCGAAGTGGACTGGGCCAAAGCCGAGCAGCTCAACCTCATCGTCTCCTTTCTCATCAAACCGACCAAAAACCTCCGCGCCCTGGTGCGCGCCCTCGCCCTGGCGACCGGCCTCGCTGAACTCAACGGCACCCACAGCCAAGCCGAGGTGGCCCGCGAACTCGGCGTAACCCGCTCGCTCATTTCCTACTATGTCACCACTTGGGCCGACCTCCTCAAAATCGGTGTCTTCAAATTTCGCAAGGCCTCCAGCTCACGGGAGATCTACCGCGAAGCAGCAAAAACCTCGTGGGCAAAACGAAAGGCATAAATGACCAACAACGAACTCACACTACCGGAAGGGCTCTGCACATTTTCACGCGGGTCCCTTGTATTTACCCGCACCCCGACCCAAGAGGAATGGGAGCAGATCGGGCGCTATGTCCACGCGGCCCGAGGATCCAGCCTGCGCTGGATGGCCGACTGGCGCATGGAGGGCAGGCGGCGATTCGGCGACTCCGTGGTGGAATCTGCGGAGAAGCAGTTGGAATTTGAATTTAAAGACCTGAAGGCTGCCGAGGCCCTGGAGAAACTCGATGGTGTGCACCCCGCCGCGCCGTCGGATGCCCACGCCTTCGTCGCCGCGAAGCTCTGCAAGGACTCCTACGAGGCACAGGATTGGCTCGAAAAGGCCCGAAACGAAAACCTCACGCCGGTGGAGTTGCAAAACAGCATCAAGGCCGGAGAGATCGTGCGCGAAGACCAGGAAGAGAAGCCCCGCCTAAACGCGAACGACCGCAGCGTCGGCCTCGTGACCATCGAGGGCGTCCACATGCAATTCAACCTCTGGCTCAAAAAAGTGCGCGAGGACGATGGATTCCCTGGCGAATGGGACGCCCGCCGCCTCCGCATGGTCCGAGACCTCCTCGAACCGATGGCTAATATCCGCACCGACATCGGCGTGATGATTTTGGAGAAGGGGGGAGAGGTATGAGCGACACGCCCCGCACGGATGACATCGCTCGCGGCAACCATGTGGTGCCGGTCGAGTTCGCTGAAGACCTCGAGCGTGAAATCATGACCATGAGCCGCCTGTGCGATCACCTGGCTGTCTGCTCGAAGCGGAGCCTGAAGTGGCGCTGCGTAGATGAAGACCTCCCCGATGACGACCAGACCGTGCTCCTCCACCTCCAAGGCGGCGAAGTATGGACGGGCTTCCGCGAAGCAGGAGAGTGGCGCTTCGTAAGCGCGGATCTCATCTCCGAACCTGTGCTGCACTGGGCTCCCTTCCCCGAACCACCCGAGCTATGAAAGACCCTTGGACTTTGCATTTCCCCGTGGAACTGGTGGAGATCATCGGGCTGTCGAAAAACGAGATCGCTTTTCTCAAGAAGAAGGGCTGTCCATTTCACGGTCGAAAGACCTGTGTGGCGTGGGTGAGGGATTTCCTGGCTAAATCGGCGGGAGGACCTTCGCAGCCGCTGCCCGGGCATCCTCTACGGACAGGCGAGAATAAATCGCATGCACAAGGCGGGTGGAGTGATTCACCAGCCGCATCGCTTGGCTCTCGCTAAGGCCTGCCCGATGACAACGAGTCACGAAAGAGACGCGGAGGCTGTGGGATGTCGCTCCGGTGGCCTCCTTCAGAGTCAAGTTGAACTGCCTGTTATGCTCCCCAAAGCGCAGATCCGGCGTGGTGCGGTCGCGCTTTTTAAAGACGGCTTGCAAGTGCTTGGCGAGCGAATCGGGCAACGGGACGCTGAAGCGCTTGCGCGGGTCGCCCGGCTTGCGCTTCGAGTCTGTGATCCAAATGATGCGCTGCTCGAAGTCCACATCCTCGCGGGCCAGCTCGGCCTCGCGGAAGCGGCAGCCGAGATGCGCGCAAATCTCAAAGGCCGTGAGCATCCACGGCGCGCTCTTCCGTGCGGTGAAGGCCGCCCGCGCTTTCTTGAAATCCGCCGAATCGAACTCCGGCTTCACCTTTGCGGGAGTGCGTGGGACTTTAGCCAGGGCAATCGGATTCTTCTGAATCAGCTCCCGACGCAGGGCCTCTTGGAGGATGAAGGAGAGAAACTTCAGCTCGAGGCGGGCGGTATTGTGGCTGGCCTCCTGAGCCTTGCGCCATTCCAAAAAATCGGTGGCATGCTCGTAGCGCACATGGGCGGGATGCCGTATGCCTCGCACCCGCGCCCACTCCAGAATCCGCATCCACGCGGCCTCGTAGCGCTTCCGGCTCGACTCGCTCGTGTAGTGCCGCCGTATGTAATCCAGCGCCCACGCCGAGAAATCTCCCGAGGCCTCCGGCCCCACCTTGGCCTCCAAAGCACTCGCCTCCTCAGCCATCCGCTGTGCCGCCCGAGTCTGCTTGGCATCATCATGCCGACACCGCGTGGAGCGGTCCCGCCACTTGCCAGTATCAAGGCAACGATACCTCAGAACCCAATAAACGCTCTTCCTCGTTTTTGTGATGTAAGCCATGCACACCGAAACTCCCACAACCTCCCACACGCCTCAAGGATTTTAAAGTGGGATAAAGTTGTAAGTAGTTGCAAATCAACGAAAGTTTTTTCTGGATATTGCTTACCATTACACCACAGGGCAAGTTTAGCTCTTGATTTTGTTGCACTTGCGGGAGACTCCCACACGACTCCCACAAATTTCTCTGGGGTTGCCGGTGTGCAACGCACGGCACTCTGCACGGGGAGGGAGTTGTGAGCAAGGAAAAAGTTCCGGTTGTGGAGAGGGCGCGCCGGTATGTCTCGAAGATTGGTCCGGCAATTTCTGGGGCTGGTGGGCACACGCACACTCTGCTTGTGGCAAAGGCTCTTGTGAAGGGTTTTCGGCTTCCTCATTCGGATGCGTTGGCGCTTCTCGAGGAGTGGAACCAGGGGAATGCGGAGAAGTGGACTACTGGTGAACTGGAACATAAGATCGACTCTGCTCTCAATGGTCCTGGAGCTGATGGGTATTTACTTCAAGGGGCTGAGGCTCCGAGGGGGGGGAGCCTGGAACGGCGGCCGGTGAGTAAACCTCGGCCGAAGCCTCAGTTCGATGTGGAGGCATTGCGGCGGGTCGCTGGGGATTTGGCTGAGGAGGTTGATCTCCCTTGGCTGGCGAATCGCTCTGAGGTGGATCCGGCTACGGTGTCGGCTGAGGATTTCCTCGCTCGTCTTTACAATGCGGCTGCTGGTGAGCGGGTTGTTGTTTTTTCGGAGTATAAATCGCAGGGGCAGGCGATCTGGCCGGTGGAGAGGATTCCGACTCGGGGACCGGAGGGGATTTGGTTTCTCGCTCAACCGGTCGATGGCAAGTCGCGCCCGAATCCTCGCCTGGGAAAGATGTCGCGCCGGTCGGAGGAGTCGGTGTTGTCCTGGCGATGGATGGTTCTCGAGAGCGATGAGGCCCCGGTGCGTTTGTGGCTGGGGGCTTTGGCTCGGCTCGTGCCTAACATCGCTGCCGTTACGACTTCTGGCGGGCGCTCGGTGCACGCCTTGGTGCGTGTGGATGCGGCGACTAAGGCGGAGTGGGATGCTACGAAGCGGAAGGTGATGCAACTGGTGGTGACTGGGGCGGATCCGGGGGCTCTCTCGGCTGTTCGGTTGACTCGACTGCCTGCGTGCTGGCGTGGGCAGAAGGAGCAAAAGCTCCTTTATTTCGCGCCGTCGGCACCGGATTTGACGCTCGAGGACATCATGCCTCGGAGGGATGTGTTGAGGAGTTGGCGTGCGGAGGCCGTGCGGGTCTCAGCGGCAGCGGACAGGGATGGGCAGTATCCTCAACCGGATACGGCGCGGACGGCACACGCGTGCCGGTTTTACGGAAAATTTGACGCTTGGCTGCACTCTGCTGCTGGCGAACTAGAAAGGCAAATGAAAGGCAATGAGCAAACTTACGGACACAATAAATAGCAAACTGGCTGAATATGGAATTGTTCCTTCCCCAGAGGAAAACAACGAAACAAAGACTGAGGCGGCTGGGTTGCCTTACATCGAGCTTGTGCCGGTGATCTCGACTATGGCGCGGGAGATCGGTGGGGTGCTTTGCAATAATGGCGTGTTCGTCCGGCAACGCTCGGCGATGACGATCTCTCAGGATGGCAGATTGGTCGAGATGTCGGCGCGGCGTTTTCGAACCTACTGCGAGGATCACCTGGTCACTTTCAAGTGGGATATGCCGAAGCCAAATGTTTTTGAGAAGAAACCACAGACGATGACGGTAGATGCGGCTGCGACGATTCTGGAGAGTGACCAGTTCCTGGCGCGGCAACGGGAGTTGATGCGCGTGGCCACGGTGCGGCAGCCGGTGAAGAGGAAGGATGGGCGTATCGAGCTTCTGGACTACGGATACGATCACGAGGCCCAGACCTTCACTCAAAATTCTGGCGTGGAGTATGCGATGGATATGCCGCTCGATGAGGCTCAGACGATCCTGCGGAATTTCACGAAGGAGTTTCCTTTTGGGGACAGGAAGGCGGATGGCCGGTCGAGGAATGAGGCTATCGTCATGACGGCGATGTTGGCCATGTATGCGGCTCCGCTTTTGCGGCCTTCGGCTCGTAGGCTGAACTTTATGTTCTCATCGAACTCGGTCGGGTCGGGTAAGACTCTCCTCGCCCAAATGGCGATCATCACGACGATCGGCTCGTGCGATGTGCAGCCGGTGCCACAGGCTGAGGAGGAATGGCGGAAGATTCTGGACACTGAGAGCTTGGCTGGGTCGCCTTACATTCTTTTCGATGACTGCAATGGGTTTTTCAAATCGCAGATTCTAAACGCATTCCTCACAGCTCCGACATGGAGCGGCCGCCGCATGCACAGCCAGCAGAAGTTCGCGGTGCCTAAGATCGCCTCAGTATTCCTGACTGGCAACAACCTCGAGGTCTCGCCCGATGTGGCTCGCCGCTTCCTTCATTGCAAGATGATGACCGACGAGTCGGACCCTCAGGCGCGTCGGATCGAGAAGGTCATCTCAGATGAACACCTGGAGAAGCCTGAGGTGCGTGGACAAATCCTCGCTGCCTTGTGGGCTATTGTGAGGGAGTGGGACGCGGCTGGCCGCCCGCAGGCCAATCGCTTGGTGCGTGGATATGAGCAATTCTGCCAAGTATTCGCGGGTATGGTGGAGTTTGCTGGTTTCGGAGATCCGATCGAGCCGCTGCCGGTCGAAGAGTCCGGCAACTCAGAACTCGCTGACATGATGGCTCTGGTGGCTGAGTTGGCAAAAGGAGTGGATGATGTGGCAGAGTTCTCCTTCCAAGATGTTGTTCAGGCTGCGCTCGACTGCAACTCATTCGTCTGGATGCTGGAAGGTAAGGAGGAGCGAGAAGGTAAGGACGGCCCTCGCCATTATGTTCTCACGGCAAAGGCCAAGAGTAAGTTCGGGAAGCTGCTTGCAGAGCAGTATGGCGGCAAGAAGTTCACTTTGCCTACAGGCCGTGTGGTCAAGTGGGGCCAGCAAGGAAAGAACCGCCAGCGCCTCTACACGCTCACCGTCCTTAACTAACCCCAGCTCCATACCTCACAAGGCCCGCCAACTCGGCGGGCCTTTTTCATTCCGCACAGGTCATGCACAGGTCGTCGCGCTTCCGCTTCCTCATCAGCCCTCCCACACCCTCTTTGGTATAAATCGCAAGCGACCTATGCACCTACGCAGGACCTTGTCTCTTTGGATGGATCACAAGTTGTTTGCCAAGAGTTTCGTGCGTTTATGTTCTGCAAGGTGGCATAGGTAGCATAGGTCTTCTGAGTTTTTTATTTATGGGTGGGGGTATCGTTAGAGAGAAAAGTTTACGACCTGCGCACCTGTGCTTCGAGTTCTCCAAGTTCCGCGTGAAAGGAATCTCTTCGCGGGGTTCGAACATGCAGTTTTCCCGTCGCCCGTTGTTTTTATGAGAGCGGACTTGAAACTATGCGGAACCGGAACCACGGAACCGATTCCGTTCCCGTTCCGTTTGACAACTCCCTGTTCCGTAAACCATGAAACGACACGGAAGGGAACAGGCCGATCTTGTGAAGGCATGCGCGGCGCGCCACGGGGTAACGACGCGTGCCGTGCGGAAGTGGCGCGACCAGGCGGACCCTCGGTGGAATGGATTTCTGGCTGAGCGAGCGGCGGCTGGCATGGTTCCAGTTGGCGCTGCCACACCGTCGGTTCCTGTAGTTGCCAGAGAGTGGACAGATAAAGAGCTCTCTATAGAAAACCACATTAGAAAAATGAAAGAAGCCACTGCTGATTTTTATGAGCGAGCCGAACTTGCAAAAGCAGCGGGAGATTTAGATATGGAGTTAGCTTTGCGGCGTGTGTGGCGAGATTATACAGAATCTCTGCGGCGTCTGGAAAAAGACGCGCCTGGCATCCAGCGGGATTCGGGCGATGTGGTGAGTAAACGCCTTTACCACCAAGTCATTCTCCAATACTCCGCAACCGTGGCCGCTGCCGTCTCGAATCTGCCAGACCGGATTTTGACCCTCCTTCCACAACTCGGCGATGAAATGGCATCGAAGATTCGTTCGGAAATCGAAGATGTGATGCGCGCAGCCAAAGAGATCCGCCTCGAAGATGCCAGCGCTCATTGATGCCGACCTTGCCGAGCAACTCGCTCGCATCTGGGACCCTCGCCGCAGGCCGTCCGCTTTGGATTGGGCTCAGGAAAATGTGACCCTCGACAAACGCTTCTCGCCTCGCCCGGGTCGCTATGATGCGGACTACACTCCCTACCTCCGGCAGCTCCACTTGTGGTTCTCGGATCCCCGCGTCAGGCAACTCACTTTTGTAAAGTCGGCTCAGGTCGGCGGCACCACCTGGTTGGCGAACTGCCTCATGTGGGCGATCTCAGAAGACCCTGGCCCGATCCTCTATGTCACTTCGACCAACGAAAACGCAAAGTCCTGGTCAGAGCGAGAGCTGCATCCTCGCCTCCGCGCATGCCGTGCTCTTAAGCCACTACTGCCAGCCAACGAAGACGATTTCCGCAAAACGGAAATGCACTTCGCTACCTGCACGCTGAAGCTCGTCGGAGCATGTTCCGAAGGCAACTTGGCCTCCCGCCCGATCCGTTACCTCTTCGCTGATGAGGTGGACAAATGGCCAGACGATTCCTCTCTCGAGGCACCGGCCCTGGAGCTCGCCATGGCCCGCTTGAATTTCTACCGCAAAGTCTCGAAAGCCTGCCTCACCTCCACTCCCACGGTCGAGTCCGGCGCGATCTGGACTCAATTCCTCGCCGGTTCCCAGCATCGCTTTCACATCACCTGTCCCGATTGCGGCCATGCGCAGCCGCTTGTTTTCGAGCAACTCAAATGGCCTGAGCACCACCGCGACCTCGCTGGGATGTGGGACCTCGAAGGCGTCGAGCGCGATACCGTCTATCACTGCACCGCCTGCCAATCCCCGTGGAGCCAAGCCATCCAGACCGATCTCGTCCGCCGAGGCGAGTGGATACCTGGCAACCCCAAGGCCCCGTCCGATCACATCTCCGCTCACATCAGCGCGCTCTATTCTCCTCAGATTTCCTGGGGCAGCCTCGCCCGCATATTCCTGCAAAAAAAAGACAGCACCGGCGGCCTACACGATTTTTACAATAACTTCCTCGGCATCCCGTGGGAAAACCGCGCCGCTCAGGTCAAAGAAGACGCCATCCTCTCACTCCGAGATCCTTCCTACCGCATCAGCCAGCTCCCCTGTGAGCCCGTCATCCTCACACTCTGCGCCGATCCCGGCGAACGCCAGACCCACTGGTCTGTCGAAGCCCGCATCCAGAGCGGCGAGTCGTGGGTCATCGATTACGGCACCGTCCTTGCCATCGAGGATCTCATCAGCCCCGAGTTCCTGGCCGGCCGCCGCTATGCCTTTGGCGAAAAAATCTTCACTCCACGCTTCGGTCTCATCGATTCCGGTTGGTCCGCCGAGCGTGTCTACACCGTCTGTGCGAAATCCGGCGGCGTCTACATGCCATCGAAAGGATCCACGGCCAGCTTCGGCACATGGACCCAGTCCGCCGTGAATGGCTACCCCTCACTCCGCCTCGTCACCTATGTCGATCTCACTGCGAAGACCGAGCTCTACCTCGAGCGCGTGAACAAAAAAATGCCCCCCATCCTACACCTGCCAGCCGACACCGGCACCGACTTCATCGGCGGCCTCACCGGCCAGCAACTCCTTCAAAACAAAAACTCCCGCCTCGCCCCATTCTTCTGGAAAAAAGTCGCCGAAGACCACTTCGGCGACTGCACGAAACTCCACGGCGTCGCCTGGTGGGTTCTGAAATAGTCTCCCTTTTGACAGGTCGATCCGCTTGTGACCGCATCCGACACCGCCCGCGCAGGCTACAAGGCCTATCTCAAAGCCCTCGGCAAGACGAAGGCCGAGCTTCTCACCATGGCCGCCGGTGTCGAGTCCGGCATCGAGGAGACCATCATCACAAGCCTCTCGGGAGATGGCACCGGCACCGGCGCGCAGGTCAGTGATCTTCCCAAGACCGCCCGCCTCGCCGTCATCATGGAAGTCTACCAAGAAGGCAACTCGGCGCGCTCCTTGTGCGCCGTGGTGGACCGCTCCCTCTACGCCTCCCCTGTTTGACACGCCGCAGAGGGCGTGCCGCAAATCAAATCAAATTCAAAGAAATCAAACCGAGGCGGCGCTCGCCCCGGTGCAGGTCGGCCAAAGGCCGCCGCTTACGAAGCCGCCGAGTTCTCGCGTAATCGCGGCCTCATCTTTCTCAACACCGTGGATCCTCAGCGCGAGGCCACACCGCAAACCCGCATCGATCTGCTCAAAAAATCCCGCTGGCTTTACAACAATGTCGGCATCGCCGCCTACATCATCGAGCACCTCGCCCAGCGCGCCGTCGGAACCGGCATCGTGCCGCAGGCCCGCACTGCCGACGCCGCATGGAACCGCCGCGCCGAGCGGCATTTCGAGGACCGCGCTTGCGCTGAGGCGTGGGCATTCGACGCCGCCGCGCAGGTGAATTTCTACGGCGCTCAGTCCCTCATCCTGAGGCAGGTCGCAGTGGATGGCGATTTCTTCGGCCAGTTCCTGCAAACTCAAGGCGGCGGCACCCGAGTGCGATTCATCGGAGGCGAGGCCGTAGGCTCCACGGCCGACTCCAGCGACCGCGCTTTCGACGGTGTGCTCCTCGACCGTTTCGGCGCGCCCGTCTCCTACCGCGTCATCGTCGACCGGTCCGCTGGGAAATACCAGGATGTCCCAGCCTCCGACATCCTCCACTTCCGGCATGTCCGCCGGGCAGGCTACCCGCGCGGCATCTCCTGGCTGCATAATGCCATCATAAACTGCCAAGACCTCAGCGAATTTATGGCCTACACCAAGGGCTCAGCCAAAGCCGCCAGCCAGATCGCATTCGCCATTACCAGCAACGAAGCCGTGCGCCTCGGCGGCGGTCTCTCAAGCATCCAAAGTGGTGATGCTGTCCCGCAGGACATCACCACCGAGACCCTTTACAACGGCACACTCATCCCCAAGCTCCGCCCTGGCGAATCCATCCAGTCGTTCAAAAACGAGCACCCCGGCCAAGCCTTTGAGCCCTTCATTCGGCAGCTCATGGGCGAGATCGCCCGAGGCATCGGCCTCCCACCCGAGGCGCTCATGGTCTTCGTCGGCAGCGCAGGCACCGAGTTTCGCGGCCTCCTCGAGGTCGCGCAAAATTTCCTCGAGCGGCTCCAGCAAATGCTCGTGGATCAATTCTGCCGCCCGCTGTGGAAATACTGGCTCTGGCAGGAAATCCAAGCAGGTCGCCTGCCTTACCCTGGCGAAGATTGGTGGAGGCACGACTGGGTCACGCCTCGAAAAATCACGGTCGATAATGGCAGGGATGGCAGGTTATACGCCCAGCTCCTCGACTCTGGCTATATGAGCTGGGAGCGCTATTGCAACCTCCACGGCCTCGACGCCGAGGCTGAGGAAGACGACATCCTCCGCGCCTACATCCGCCGCCAGGAGAAGTGCGCCTCTCTCGGCCTCAACCCGGCAGATGTATTCCCCTCGCATGAAACCGCCCGCACTCAAGCCCAACCCTGAGCACCTGCCGTTTCTGAATGCCCTGCGCGCTAAGCTCGGGCGCACGCTCTACAGCGTGCCGCCCGCTCCTCAGCCAAAGGCAGAGCCGCCAGTTCAACTGAACCTCGCCGACTACATCCGGCAGCAGCGCCATGCAAAAGCGTAGGACACGCGCACGAAAGTCCATCCACCTCGCCGATACGGCAGGCTGTCTGGAAATCAAAGAGCAGGCGTGGTGCGCGCGGCTGCGCGCCGATCTGGATCGTGCCGAGGCCTACTTCTGGGCTCAAACCGAGGAACGCCGGGAGATCCAGCGCCGGTATCTGCTCGCAAAATCCCGCTTCGGCACCGACTCGTTTTTCTTCGGAAAATCCAGCCCCGCCTTTTGACATGCCACCGGAGTCGTGAACTCCTGGTATGCCCTTTCTTCCAAGCCTGCGCTCAAGCAAACCGAAATTACCATTTTCGATGAGATCGGAATGTTTGGCGTCTCTGCCAAGCAATTCATCAGCGACCTCCAAGCAGTCCCCGCCGACCACTCCATCCTCCTCAAGATACACAGCCCCGGGGGAGAAGTATTCGACGGCAACGCCATCTTCACAGCGCTCCAGCGGCGCGGCAATGTAGAGGTCCAGATCGAGGGCATTGCGGCCAGTATGGCCACGGTCATCAGCCTGGCAGGCAGCCCCGTGAAAATGGCGGCCAATGGTTTCTACATGATTCACAATCCCTGGGGATCCGCAGTGGGCGACTCCTCCGAGATGCGCAAGCAGGCCGAGCTCCTCGACCGCATCCGGCAAAACATGGTGAACGCCTACGCCGCGAAGTCTGGCCAAGAGCCAGCGCTTATCGAGTCGTGGATGGATGCCGAGACATGGTTCACCGCCGAGCAGGCGCAGGCCGCCGGTTTTGTGGATGAGATCACCGACGGCATGGCTCTCGCCGCCTCTGCAAATTTCCGCGCCCTGGCGAAGTATCGCAATGCCCCCGCCGATTTGACAGCCCGCGCCCTGCAAATGGAAAATCCATCCGCACCCGAAATCATCGCCGAAGAGCCAGAGGTCACCGAGACCCCCGAGGCCACCGTTGTGAGCGAATCCGCTCCTGAGCCCCAGCCCGAAGTCGTGGCTGATGTCGAAGAGCCCGTCACCGAAGAGCCTGCCGCTCCCGTGGCACTCGCTGCCGCCGACTCCATCCTGGCGAAATACAACGCCATCTCCGCCGAGCGTGACTCCCTCCGCGCCGAGCTCATCGCCGCCAAGGGCCAACTCTCCCGCGAGCGCGAAGCCCTCGCCCGCCTCGAGGCCAGCCTCGGCCTCGCCGCCGCCCGCGTCGTCCCCGTGATCGAAAACGCCTCGCCCGAGGCCGCCGATCCCGTGGCCGAATACATCGCCGCCGTCGAGTCCGGCGACCGCAAAAAAGCCGCATCCCTTTTCGAAAAGCACAAGGCCGCCATCTGGTCTCACCGCAATAAAATTTCCAAGGCCTGAGCCAAGGAGAACCCAACCAACAACCCAACACCACCAAAATGCCTAACACATTCGACAGCTCACTGGTTGCTGACTCCATCTCTCAGCAGACCAAAACCGTCCTCAGCAACCGCCTCGCGGCTCTCAACATTTTTGCTTCGGATTTTTCCTCCGATGTTAAGAAGCCCAAGGATACCGTAGTTGTGCCAATCGTCTCCGCGACCGGCGCGACACAAGTAAACCCAACGAACTATGAGCCCGGTGGAGGCACCACCATCACCAAGACCACGGTGACGCTTGACCACATCTTCCAGCCCTTCGCCATCACGGCCGCTGAGTTGGCACAAGGCCACCGCCTCGAGCGCCTCATCCAGATCAACATCGACGCCCTCGCCGATAAAATCTGGGCTTTGGCCACCACTCCCATCACCGTGGCAAACTTCGGCTCAGCCGTTGTGACAAGCTCCGACCTCGTCGGCAGCGGATTCGGCAATCTCAAAGCCCTGTGGGCCGCGCTTTCAAAGAGCGAGCGCAAAGGGCTCGTGCTGACTCCTGCTCTCTACAGCCAGCTCATCCCGACCACCATGGAAAGCCTCCCTCTTTCTGCGGGAGCTTATGGCTTCGATAACGGCATCTACTACGCCAATAGTTTTGGCGGCGAAGCAGGCATGGCAGGCTTCGCTTGCTCGCCCGAAGCCCTCGTGATGGCCGCAGCCGCACCAGCCATCGACGACGCCGTCCGCAGCCAGTTCGCCATCAGCGACCAGGTCACGCTCGAACAGCTCGGCCTCACCGTTCAGTATAATGTCTGGGGCTCGACATCAAACCGCCAGGTCAACGCCAGCCTCGAAGTCATGTTCGGCGCTGCGAAAGGCCTCACCAGCGGCACGATGGCGATCATCGACATCGCGTAATTCCCGCACACCAAGCCCGCAAACGCCCGGCCGGAAGCCTTTCCCGGTCGGGCGTTCTGCTTTTGACACATCCGCTCTGGCATGTCGCCCGCGCAAAAAGACCACCTCGAAAACCTCGCCGCCACTGCGCGCAATACGCTCCTCGGCAAGCCCGCCACCTTTCGCGGGCAGACCATCCGCGTCGGCCTGTCTGCCATCGCCATCGGCCTTGATCTCGAAACCGGCGGCCTGCGCCAAGGCGGCGAATTCACCGCGCGCTTTCTCGCATCTGCTCTGCAATCCGCTCCCCGCCGTGGCGAGCAAATCCTTGTGGATGGCAAGACCTACACGATCCACACCGTGCGCGAGCAGACCGGCACGCCCTTCGAATTCGTCGCCACCATCGTCCCTGGCTCCGCTTTATGAACGCAGCAATCGAAACATCCTTGCGCGAGTGGCTCCTCTCAACCGTCCCATTCGCCGACTCCTCGATCCACACCGGCCAATCCGCCGAAACCATCCCCGGCGATGCGCCCGTTGTCTTTTGCGCCTGCGAGACCGTCGAGCCGGTCGCCATGGGCTACTTTAAATTCACGGCGCAGCTCATCATCAGCACGCCGTGCGTGATTGAGGAGTCCTTGCCGACGCATCTGGCGCTTTCGGATGCGCTCAAGGCGGAACTCTACGACATCGCGCCGCTCGTGGATTTCCTTCCCGCATCCATGCACCTCGCGGGCGTCACGCTGAATGCTTTCGGCCAATCTCAGGCCAGTGAGCGCTGGCTCACGACAGCCGAGATCGTCCTCGGGGTCATAGAAATTTGACACGCGACTTTTTGCGTAACCCGAAAAAAACATGGCTCTCTCACTTTACCGCTCCACTCCCATCGCAAATGCCTTTTACGGCACGCCGGATGTTTCTGGCCTCATCGTCGAATCCTTCTCCGTTTCCGAGACAACTTCGCCAACAGAGGTGAAGGATGACCAAGGAACCGTCATCGGCGTGGCGGTGCCAGATGCCGTCATGGAAATCTCGATCGAAGGCATGCGCACAGGCTCGTTCTCGCAGACTGTTGGCGGCCTCCTGTCGATCACCATGCCAACAGGCATCACCCTCGGAGCCACGACGATTGTGACCGGCCTCACCACCACTTTTGCCTCTGAGCAGTTTGAAAAAATCTCCGTCGCCGCACGGTCATACAAGACCGCGATGAGCGCTGCGACCCCGTAACTCTCCACCTCCTCGCCGGGGCAGTCGCGTAGCGGCTCCCCGGCAGGCCCACCACGACAAATCCACGACATATTCCATGACAGCTATTTTTTCCACCCGCGACCTCAAGCTCGCCTCGATCCTCACCACTCTCGGTTTTGAGTTCGAGAATCCCGCCGCTCCTGCCACACGCATCCGCCGCGAATCCGGCGAGGAGTCCACCGTCTTCCACTTCCTGGCGAATCACCCCACGAACGGCCAGGCCGCCGATGAGGTCATGCGCGCCTTTGCTGCCGGTGAAGACTACATCGCCGCGCACCAGGACGAGCCACTCGCCTACATGCTCGCCGTGCTGCGCAACCGCGACGAACTCGTCTCCGTGGTCAAGCAGACGCCTCGCCAAGTCGTCTTTGAGCGAAACGGCCGCATCATTTCCATCAGCGAAAACGCCACCGAGGCGGACAGGAAACGCTTCGCCAAATTCATGTGATCCCCAGCTCACCAACGAAAAACCCAACGAAAGACCCAATGAAAAAGACACCCGAATCCACCGACTACGAAACTGACGACGAAGCACTACGCGAAGCCGCATTCCGCGACGGCCCACGCAAGGCAGGCAAATGGAAGCTCCGCCCGTGCGTCCCCGCCACGATCTCGATCATCCGCTCCAACATGCTCGAGAAACGTGACGAGTTCTGGTTTGTCGCCGCATTCGCCTTCGTGCACATCGCCCCGATTGATGATGTCATTTCCGTCGATAACGACCCCATCGCTTTCAATAAAGCCGTGCGCCGCTGGCAGCTTGAAAACCTCACCACCCTCGAGGAGCAGAACGAACTCTCCGCACTCGTCTCCGCTGCCTGGGAACGTGTGAATGCCTCTGAGACCAAGGCCAAGCACTCCTCTACCGGAACCACTGACTCGGGAAAGTAGCATCCCCCAACTGGCTCGCTTCCTATGTTTACAGACTCGCAAGCGTTACAGGTTGGGGGTTCCACGCCTGCATGTGGGAAGTCCCCTATGCTGCCGGGCTGCAAATCTTGGACGCCGATTCATTCGCTCGCGGCATTCCTCGCGTATATCTCCGCGACAATCCGCAGGCGGATTTTGACTCGCTCGCTGCAATAGACGCCGCGTTTGCAAAAATCACATGAGCACTTTCACTCTCAAAGACGACCTCAAGTTTCTTAGGAAAATGAAAAAATATGAGGAAGTCGTCGGCAAAGAGGTCGAGCAACTTGTAAAGAATGCTGCCCGCCTCTGTGCCATCGAGTGCATGAGATACACAGGGCCGAAGGGCACGAAGGGGGATGACAAGCGCCGAGGAGAGAGCAATATCAGAAAAGACCTTCGCGGCATTTTCACCATCGTGAACCCCAAGTGGTGGAAGGCCGTTATGGACATGGGCAAAGACAAGCGTGAAGTCCTTGTTCACGAAAAAACCAGCATCGTCTGGGCGCGTGATACGCAGAAGACAATCGACTCAGTTGAGGGCGCCCGATCTTTCCACAAATCAAACAGATCATCTGGCAAAACAACCCGCTTGGGGATGCTCGACAGAGCGATCATCAAGCAATCGATCCACCGCAGATATCTGAAAGAGGTTTTCGCAAAAGTTGGCATTGCCAAGGCGGGGTGGGCATCTGCTGCGCAAAAGTGCGAAGCGGATGTGCGTGAGCCTATGAAAGGGATTCCAGCTTGGGTGTTGAAGAATATCAGCCAATCCGAGGCATCTGTTTCCAGCAAAAAAGGCAGGGGGTTGTCTCACTCTGTTTCGATGACAAATAAAATCCGATACGCTCGGGAGACCTTGGACACGGAAAACGAAGCCTTCGCGGTCAACCTGGCTAAGAAAAAAATGACCAGCATGATGAACCACGCGATTCGGTATGTGAAAGCTAAGGAGGCTGGTCTTACATGAGCGATGTAACGGTCGAATTTGGGGCCAAAGATGTCGGCCTCAGTAATGCTCTCAAGCAGGTCCAAGACGAAATCCTTGGGCTGAAAAGCCAAGTCAAGAGCGGCAATCTTACGCTCGATCAACTTGAAGACACCATGCGCCGCATTGGACAACAGGAGTCCATGGAAAAGCGGCTCAAGAGCATGGGTCAGTCTGCCGACTCTGCCGCCGCTGATTTCAAGCAGCTCGACGCCGCGATCGATTCCGTGCAGGCCGAGCAGGCATCCACGGGCTTTGGCTCTGTGGCAGGTCAGATTGGCAAAATGACAGCATCCCTGACGGCGGCCTACGGCGCTGTCATGGGCTTCCGTGAGGCGTTTTTATTTGTGGGGGACGCCATCAAGCTGGCTTCTGATCTTAGTGAGACATCTTCGCAGGTTGGTGTAATTTTTGGAAAAAATGCGGATCAGATTCGAGCTTGGGCTAAAGAAGCAGCAACAAGCCTCGGTCAGACAACCCAGCAGGCCATGGAAGCTGCTGCCTCTTTTGCTATATTTGGGAAGGCCGCAGGATTGAGCGGAGGGAGCCTTGTTGGATTCTCTAAAAACCTTGTTCAGCTAGCGACAGATTTTGCATCTTTTAAGAATACCTCTGTGGAAGAGGCAATCTCGGCGATTGGTTCTGCATTGCGCGGAGAATCTGAACCCATCAGAAAGTTTGGCGTTCTTCTAGACGATGCCACGCTAAAGGCCGAAGCGATGAAGCTTGGCCTCTATGACGGCACGGGGGCTCTTGACGCTCAAACGAGAAGCCTTGCTGCATATAATGCAATACTCTCACAAAGCGGCGACGCCCAAGGGGACTTTGAAAGAACAAGCGATGGGCTTGCAGCGCAGACAAAAATCCTCGGGGCGGAGTTTACCAATCTCAAAACCGCGCTTGGCGAGGGTCTGATTACGCCAACCGGCACGGTCATCAGCTCACTCAACGAAGGATTCATCCCCGCGATGAAAGGCGCGATTCAATACTCGAAAGAATTGTTTTCAGTCCTAAGCGCTACACCTGCCAAAGGCCAATCTGTCGTTTATGATGCAGTGGCCGAGTCTCTCAATGGCTTCAATTACTACATGGCGCAGGCGTTTAATAATTTCACGCCTTTCGGATACGCACTCACTGCCCTGGCGAATAAAGGGAAAAATGTCGCTCAAACCCAAACTGAAGCCAATGCTGCGATAAATAAAACAAGCGAAGGGGCATCAACTGCCTCCGCTGAGCTTACAAAGACCGGCCTTGCAGCGGCCGAAGCCGCCGGAGAATTTAAGGGAGCTGGAGAAAAAGCCGACACGGCAGGCCAAAGTATGGCCGAATCTTTCTCCCTAGGCGCGGATTTTAAACCTCAACTCACCGGCATTGCTGATGGTTGGTCGGATGTCAGCAGCGAAATCGCAGGAACAAAGCCGCTTCTCGAAAGCAATTTTTCACTCACCGATTCGATCACTGGGAAGGTCGAAGAACAAACGCAGGGCATCGGAAAACTCAACGAGCAACTGGAAAAATCCAAAGAACTCGAAGAGCTGATCAAAGACATAAAAACCGTGCGGGCGGAAAAAGAAAAAGAGGCCGCCGCCAAGCAAGCCGAGCGCCAAGCCGATCTGCGCGAAAATCTCGAACTCGACCTACAGAGTTTAAAGGCTCAGATCAGCGGCAACGAGGAAGAACAAAAAGCCGTCCAATACAAGAAGGACTACAATGCCGCTCTCAAGCAGGCCATCTCTGCCGGAATGGGCAAATCGGAAGCTGCTAAATTTGCGGACCAGATCGCGCGCGCTCGCCAGGAGCAGGCGGAATTTAACAAACAAGCGGTTCTTTCAAGATCGATCTTGGAAAACATCAAAGAAGCCGAAGCAAAAGACTCCGTGGACAAAGGCGGGCGGTTGGAAAAACAGGCGCAAGAGCAAATCCAGCGCGGAGACTTTGAAGGCGCTCGGAAGACTGCGGACAAGCTCGCCCAAAACGAAGTCGAAGCCAGCATTCGCGGCACGGGCAAAAATATGGACCGCCGGAGCATGGCCGAAATCGGCAAAGATTTCGGCTTGAGCCAGCAGCTCGGTGAAAGCAGCAAAGATTTCACCTCCCGCATCAAAGCTGTGCGCGAAGGCCGCGCGGTCGCCGACAAGTTTGGCGACTCGACCAAGCTACCCGACCGCCCTGGCCAAGATGGCGCGAAGACCGCGCCAGGGGAGACGAGCGGCACGGCTACCAAGGGCGGCCTCGAAGGCATGGTGGATGCGATTAAAATTCTCCTCGAAAAAATCGAACCGCGTCTGCCAGTGGCAGCGCTCACCGCCTAACCCATGTCGCTCACACTCTACACCACCACCGCCGCCGCAAGCGGCCTCATCCCGCAGCCCGGCCGCGCCGTGGATACCTTCCCGAGCGGCCTCGTGCGCGTCACGCAGACATACATCGGCCGCACGGCAAATGCCTCCGCGCACCGCGCCGCGCTCGCAGTCGGCAATAACATGCCGGGCGGCGATTCCTCGCCTTGCCTCGACGGCTTAAAAATCTTCCCCGAAGCTCAAGAGCGTCGTCGCGAGGACGGTCTTACGGAATACATTGTGAGCGCCTACGGCCGCGCCAACTCCACCGGCAAAAATTTTAAGTCGATGGATGTCTCGACCGTGCAGGTGCCGACCTACCTCAACATCACCAATTTGCCAGAAGGCACGAACAACTCGACGACCCCGGTGCAGATGGCGGTAGTCGTAGCCACGACGGCTGTGACGCGCAGTGTCGTCGTGCCCGCCTCGGCCGCAAATAGCGCGATCCCGCTGCCCTCGGGCGATACCTCATCTACTATCATCTCTACGACTTTCGACGCGATCAAGGCCTCGCTCAAGGGGCTTTACCCAAACGGACAATTTACCCTCGGTAGCCTCACGGGAGCGATCTCTGTGACGGCCGAGCTCAAAGCGATAACTCGGTCTGGCTTTGGCTCGTTTGATGAGACCTCGGCGACATTAGTCGGAACTCCGAAGGTCATCAACTTTGCGACTATCACCGGCACCATATGACTCTCCCCGTCGATTTCGAGGCGCTCGCCCGCGCTGCAAAAAATGCCAGCGGAGGTGGCTATCCAGTGCAAATTTCCGCCGCAGACCTTATGCGGAATTTTAATTTTGCCGCACTGGATGCCGACCCCTCGCTCATCTCGACCACCACCGGCGCAGGAGGCCATACAGCTCGCCGCTTGGCGCTACCTGCACCGCCAGGCGGGGGCACTTTTGTCCTTGGGGCTGTCGGTGGGGCGCTGCAATGGATCGCCACGGAGGAATGTGAGGCGTCATGACTCTCGGAAGATCTGCTGCCAATTCCATAAAAATTAAGACCGACGGCGAGGCTGGCCTCCGCGCGGTGTCGTGCGGATGTTGTGGGCAGGTGCCGCCTGGTCTATGTGGCGGATGTCCCTCTGTAGAAGAGCTAACAGGAGCCTCCTCCATAACAATCGGCGGGAACATCAGTGGTGGTCAAATGACCTTCACTCTCCCATCGCACTCTGTCTCGATAGTTGATCCATTCGATCCGGTTGAATATTTCACTCAAGACCTCGATGCAGAAGTCGCAGGCACGGCGAGCGGCAGTCTCTGCGGGGCAGGAAACAGTGCCTCATATATTTATGGAGGGGGAGTTATTATGGTTGGAGTTGGAGTTGGTTTTTCAATTACCAAAGGTGCTGGCGGATGCGAAATTTCGCTTGGAGCAAGTTATAGTTTCAGCGGATCCACTGATTTTTCGGCAGGGGGGCTCGGCGGTGAAACTATTCCACTCGCTAATTTAATCGGGACACATTCATTCACTTTTCCGGTAGGGCAGTGCCTTCGCATTGAAGTCGGTTACGATGAAGAGATGAGCCAGCCAATTTATGAGACTCAATGCAGCACGGTAAATTATTCGGCGGTAATTGCCATCTCATGACCTGCCCACACGCCACGCCGATCTCAGCTCACGCAAACGCCTGCGGCCTCGGCATGCACGGCGGACGCCCCAGCAAAGGCGTATGCGCCCACTGCATCGAGCGCGGCGAGAACACGCCAGATCACGCCGCGCAGGTCAAAGCCGCGCCTCCAACCCTCCCGCAACAAGCGGCGAGCCTCGGCAAATCCCTCCTCAACTGGACCGCCTCGGGCTTTACCGCCACACCGCCAGACATCCTCGCCGCCCGAGAAGCCACCTGCCGCGCCTGCCCCGAATGGGACGCCGCTGCGATGGGAGGCACCGGCCGCTGCCAGATTTGCAAATGCTCGACCTGGGCAAAGCTCCGCATGGCGACCGAGCGCTGCCCGCTCGGCAAGTGGGAGGCTGTGCCGAGTTTGACAGAGCCGAAAAATTGACCGCCGATGAAATTCTACATCGATCTCGCCACCCGCCGATTCCTCAAGGCACCGAACTCCTCCGTGCCGCTGGCGCGCGTTTTTTTCAAACGCCGCGATGTCGTGGATGTGGAGGTGGTATTCGTCGAGCGCTTGGCCATCGTGCCGACACCTGCCGGGACCACGCTCAAGACCGCGCTTAAGCGCAGCTTCTCCGATCCTCAATTCCTCGCCCTCGCCGAGACCGACGGCACGCTCAATCTCTACACCGTGCCAGTCGAGGAGCTTTTCCCCGGCAACACTGCCAGCGCCTCCGCATTACTCGAGGTCAAATACACTCGCCCAGGAGAAGAGACGCGCACCGCCACGCTCGCCGTGGAGCTGCAAAACTCCGTCATACTCGGCGACGAAGGCATCCCTGCCTCGGTGCCAAGCCTCAAGGCAACCCTCGCCGAAGCTGCGGCCGGAACGAGTAACGAAAAGTGGACGACTCCGCTGCGCGTCTGGGACGCGATCCGCGCATGGGCTGCCGCCAACTTCACCTGGGCAAATCTTGCTGGCAAACCCGCCACCTTCCCGCCTTCACCCCACACCCACACCGCCAGCCAGATCACTGACTTCGCCGCTGCCGTCGCTGCCGTGGCTCCCCCGCAGGCGGCTATCTCCGTCACAGCAAACTCCGGCATCACCTCAACCTCGAACACCCTCGCCACGGCCTACAACACCACGGTCGCCGATGGCGTCGTCAGCGTCTCAGTCGGTGGCGCTCCCGCCGCACCAGCCTCTTCGTGGAAGTCCAAGAACCTCGTCCAAGTCCTGGACGACATCCTTTTCCCGACCATCCTCGCCTCGGTCGGCTCCGCAAAATCCATCACCCTCGGCGTGAGCGGAGCCAGCGGCGTGCTCGAGGTCGGCAGCAGCATCGCCCGCACTCTCACCGCCACCTTCACACGCGGCACTATCCTTGACGGCAACGGCTCCACAAATGCCAACCCCCTCGTCGGCGACGCCACAGGCTACACCTTCACCGGAACCGGCATTTCCTCCACCACCCAGCCAGGCAATACGCTTGCCTTCACCACCGCCGTCGTCTCCGGCTCGAACAACTGGGCCGTCACCGCAGCGCACGCCGCAGGCACCGGCACCTATTTCGACAACAAATCCGTCTCTGGCACCAACCTCGCCGCCTCCCGCGCCGCAGGCACAGCAACCGACAGCACCAGCGCACCCGCAATCACCGGAGTCCATCCATTTTACCACCTCCGTTCCTCCAGCCCGATCAGCGCAGCCGCCATGGTCGCCGCGATCGAAAACGGCACCGCCACCAAAGTCATCGCCGACTCCACCGGCACGCTCACGATCCCCTACGCCCCCAGCGCCCAATTCCTCGCCATCGCCTACCCCAGCACCAGCACGACCAAGACCCGGTATTTCGTCACCGCGCTGGATAACGGCGCGATCACCGTCGTTTTCCAGCCCGTCACCACCCTCAGCGTCACCACCGCCCTCTGGACGCAAGGTTACAAAATCCACACCTCCGCCGGAGCGCTCACGAACTCCGCCGCCAACATCGAACTCAGGAACACCTAATGCCAACCGGAATCGAACTCTCAGCCGGAATCGTCGTAGGAGCCGCCAAGCCCATCGATGCCAAATACGGCCCCTACGCCAGCACCGCCGCCGCGCTCGCCGACATCCCTGCCGCCACGCGCTACAAGGGCTTAACAGTCGGAGTCGAAACCTCCGGCGCCGTTACCGAATACTGGTTCCGCGACGGCACCGCCGATGCGAATTTTGTCGAAAAGACCACAGCATCCGGCGGCGTGCCAGAAGGCGCGCTGATCATTTCCAAAACCTATGCCGAGCTGAAAGCGCTCAAAGACGCCAGCCAGCTCGTGCCTGGGCAGTATTACAAGATCACGGATTTCCAGCTTAAATGGTGGAACCAAAGCATCAATGACACGACCGTAAAAACAAGCCCAGTCCTTGAACCATTAAATGTGCTTGCAATCGCGGTTAATAAGTTCTCGCCAATAGCATATTCCGACCTGTATCCAACAGACACAATTTATTATGATTTTGAAGCAACTACATCCTATAATTGGGGGTATCTAAACAATTCTGTATCCATTACAGGAATCAAAGGCTTAATCTTTAGAAGGATAGATAATAAATGGGATATTGATATGCCATATGATTTTAGGCATATCACAGTAAATTGTTGTCGCCCTGATTTGTCTACTATATCGGAATGGAGTTCTTCAGTAAATTATAAAGAACTCGATGTTGTAAAGTCAAACAATAAATTGTATTTTGCAATTTCGGATAACATAAATGTTCCTTTAAGTAATTTTTTTAATTGGCAACCAGTTTCAGATTATAACGAAGGGTTAACATATTTTCCAACAGATGAATCTTGGGGATTCATTGCTTATAAACCAATAAGCGAATTCAATAATAATTGGCAATACCTCATAAATCTGCCACCATTAACTTCTTCAAGAATACAAAAACCAACATTTACAACCACAGCAGAAGATGTTGGCGTTTTTTCAGAAACTAGTGCTTATGTGAAAATAGGAGCTGGAAGCCATAGTAATATATTTACACAAGGAGTTAAAAATATAGTTCTTGGAAGCAATTCAAGTTCTAATATTTTTAAATCTACAATTGGTTTAAAAACAGGTGATGTATTTGATAGAAATATTCTTGGCTATTATATAATTGATAATATCTTTGGGCAAAATTGCGGTAAAAATATTATCCATTCAATGTTTGAAAACAATATAGCTGATACTTTTTGGCACAATACAGTAGGGTCACAGGCTTCGGATAATACTTTTGAAGGTAAATGTGCAGGCAATATTTTTGGTCCTGCCCTTAGAAAAAATAAATTATCAACTGGATTTAATTCAAATTTAATAAAAAGAGATTTTGCATTTAATAATATAGGAAATGGATTTAGCGGAAATAGAATTACGGCAGCATCTATTGGTATAACAACATTAGGAACATTTACAGACAACATTATAAGAAATATTTTTTATAGTTGCCTTATAGGAAATGGTTTCAATTCAAATGATATAGAAATTATTTCAAGAGTTACGGTTGGCGCAAATTTTTCCAATAATAAAATTGTTGGAGATTTTGGTAGTAATACAATAGGAGATGCTTTTAGAAATAATAACATTGGAGCTAATTTTTATTGGAATAATATAGGAAGTGAATTTCGATACAATACTATCGGAAGTTTTTTTATTGGAAATAAAATCGATTCTTATTTTACAAATAACATAATTAGCAATTATTTCAGAAATAATACAATCGGAACTAATATTATTACAAACACTTCTTTATCTTCGGCCTCGCTTGTTTATAACAATTATAGCAAAACAATTTTCCTAAACTCTTCGGGAGTCCCGCGCCTGAGCTACTACAACGCCGCTGACCAGCTCGTCGTCACCTCGCCTACTGCATGACCATCACCACCACAAAAGACGCTTACCTGGGCCAATCCTGCCGGGTGAATTACTGGGACCCCGCCGCCGTGCGCAGTGAGCGGCGGCTGCGCGATCTCTCCGCGCTCCTCGCCGCCAACCCCGGCGAACTGCCACGCCCGGAGGATATGTTTGAAGAGGCTGAGGTCACCTACGAAAACCTCCTTTTCTGCGAGCGGCTCCACTGGACCACCGACGAGGCCGAACTCGACGCCCGCATCGAAGCCAAGCGCGCCGAACTGGAATCCCTCCCGCCCGCTCCCTGAGCGAGCCAGAGCATTTGACACCCATGCCGCTGAAAGAGCGGCATGAAACTTTTTGTAGACCTCACCACCCGGCGTTTCGTCAAGTCAGCGGCATCCTCCGCCGCACTGCCGTCGCTGGTGCTCAAACGCCGCGACCTGCTCCCCATCGAGGTCATTTTCGTCCAGCGAGGCGCGCCTGTAGCGGCTCCAAGCGGCACCGTCACCAAAGTCGCGCTCAAGCAAGCATTCGGCGACGCCAACTTTCTCGCCGTAGCTGACAGCGGATACCTCGACCTCTATACCGCCGGAGTCGAAGCCCTGCTCCCCGGCGACACCGCAAAAGCCGACGCCCTCCTCGAGGTCCGATACGCCCGCCCCGGCGAGACCACCCGCACGGCCACGCTCCAAGTCGAAATTCAGAACTCGGTCATCCTCGGCACCGAAGGCACACCTGCGACCATCCCAGACGGCAAAGCCACCCAAGCCGAAGCCGAAGCAGGCACAGACCACACCAAGTGGATGACCCCGCTGCGCACCCGCCAAGCCTTCCTCGCTCACAGCGCACTTAATGGCATCGGATTCATGACACCATGAGCAATCTCGTCCGGTTCATAAATTTCGGCATCGCCGGAAGCGCGCCAGAGGTTCCCGCCTCGGGCAAGCGCCTGTATCTACTGCCGAACGGCGACTTTGCGACCATCGACGCAGCGGGCGTCGTCACCAGCTTGGCTACGAGGTGGGAGGCGATAACAGGCAAGCCTGCCACATTCCCGCCATCTCCTCACCAGCACCTTAAGAGCGAGATCACCGGCCTGCCTGCCGACCTCGCCGCTCTTGCATCCGCAGACACAGCCCTCGGCCAGCGCATCGACTACATCACGGCCAACCTGGACCCCGCCGCGCTCGACTCCATCGCAGAAGCAGCCGCATCGATCGGCAGCCTCCAGACCCAGCTCGACGGCAAAGCTCCAGCCGTCCACACCCACACAGCGAACCAGATAACTGACTTCGCGGCCGCAGTTGTCGCCTCTGCGCCCGAACTTTCAATCACCACCACCACGCACACGGCGGACGGCCTCGCCGACACCTACTCCGTGAGCGGCCTCGCTTCGGCAAACCCCTCCCATGTCATCGTGACCCTTAACGGCGTCCTCCAAGCGCCAGGCGTGGACTACATCGTGAACCTCGCCACGGGAAAAATCATTTTCCTCGATGGGTATCCCGCCGCCGGTCAACTCCTCGTCGCCACCGCCCTCGGCCTCCGCAGCGTCCAGCGCCCCATCGATCCCACCCTCTACATCTACGCATTCGACCAAAGCTCAAACGGCCTCACCACCTACAGTGGCCGACTGCTCAACGCCAACCGCCCCGCCGCGCCAGCCCTGCCAGAGACAGCGAGCACTTGGACTATTAAACGCAGCACACTCAACACCGCCGGTCGCGTGCTTTCAACCGCCTCGGCCATTGGATCGTGGCTCAACCGGGAGACCCTCGTCTACGCATGACAACGATCACCGAATCCAACATCACGCAGACGCTCGATCTCTCTGGCTTCAACCTCAGCCTGCCTCCCGTCATCGTCGAATACCCGAACCGCTTGAGCTTCCCGAGCATCGGAAAAGCCGACCGCCTGTATATGGCGATGGATGAAGGCATGCCCTACCGCTGGTCGCCCTCAGCAAGCGCCTACGCGCTCACTATCCCCGTCATCGACTGCGGCAATTTTTGACAATTTCCCCAAGAACGAAACCCAACCAACAACCCACTAATCACATGGCCAATCCTATCATTCGCATCAAGCGCGGTTCCGGTTCTCCGGTCTCGCTTCAAACTGGTGAAGTCGCATTCGACACACTCAACAAATCCCTTTTCATCGGCACAGCCGAAGGCGTCCTGCCAATCGGCGGCGAGCATGTCTTCGCAAAGAAGACCTTCGTTTCTGACGCCGTAGCAGCCGAGGCTTCGCTTCGCTCCGCAGCGGATTCGACCCTCACAACGAACCTCAACAACGAGATCAGCCGCGCCACTGCTGCCGAAGGAGTCATCGCCGCAGGCCTCGCTCAAGAGCTTCTCGACCGTGCCGCCGCTG